GCAGCGCATAGCGCAGCTGCTCCTCGGTCATCTCTTTCCAGGAGCGCGGACAGGTGAGGTGCAGCACACCGTCAGCCGACAAAGTGGAAGGCGCTGTCTTCTGCATGGTTCTCGTAGGGTTTGAAGTGATTCAGGCGGTAGGCCTCGCTGTCAGCATACTTGGGATAGAGTGAGAGGTCAGCTTCCATGCGGTTAATCAGTCGCATATACAACTCTTCCTTCAGTTGGTGGTTCTGTGCGATCCAAGCACCAATAAACTTCGTACAGAGAACCGCCACTGGGAGATTGCTCCCACTCAGGTTGTTTGAAGTTAGCTGCTGCAGCAGCTCTTCCATATAATCGTAGCCGATATGCTTTCGCAGATAGCTGTCGGCTGCCAGCATAGCAGGAACGTTCATACTCCAGTCCTCTGGTTTTGGATGAGAGATGCCGGCATACTGCTCCAGCATTGTGAAGCGATAGAAGAGCGTACAGACATTGATATGCCGCTGTTCGGTATCGGCCCAGCCTTCCACCTCGAAGAGATGGGTGACGAGGTCACTGCGCAACAGCCACTCCTTGCGGCGCAGGTCGCCATCGAGCGCATCGACGCGCATCTTCGAAGCCGGTGCAGTGTTGTTGGATGAAACGACACCGAATCCGGTGGCGGTCAGTACCAGGTCGAGTCCTCGCATTTCTTCAAGGAAAGCCATGACACAGGCCAGCTGCTTCACCAGCGGGCGCAGAATCTCGCCCACGGTGCTCTCTCTGTCCTCTACAGCAGCTATACCAGGATCTCCCAGATAATGGCAACCTATCACCTCCACCTTGTTCATGATGGCACCAATCATCACGTCGAAGATCTTTCCATTCGGCTCTCGGGCTGCAGGAATGGCCCGTTCAAAGTCAGTCTTTGTTATTTCCAGATTCATTGCAGTCTTGTTTTATGTCGAATTCCTTGTTCTTGTCGAGTGTGGTCATCTCTATCATGGGCACCTTGATGTCGTACTTCTCATCCCACCCATTGAAGTGCATCATGACGTGGTAGGGAACTTCCATCACGTCGTGCCAGGGCTTTTCGATGGCCTGTTTCAGGTTGAACAGCTCGCGCTTATCGCTGCCGGAGTTGTTCATCTGGGACTTGCCCGGCGTGGCACCTACCATGTTCGGGTGAACGCCCATGGCGAAGCACAGCGAGTTAGCAGCCTCGCCCATGTCCTCGCTCCAGTCGCCACCTTCCTTCTTGTCTGCACCGAGGGCATAGACACGAACCATGCGCGTTTCTTTTCCCTCCAGCACGGTGTCGTAACTGGTAATCCATGCCTTGCCGGCATTCTCCGGTTTGGTACAGAATTTGGTGATGTTCTCGCGCTCCAGCTTGATGCGCTCCTTACGCTTCTCTGGGTCGCTGATGCCTTCCTCGTTGCAGACGTTGTTCCAGTAGTTCTTGTGGATCTCCACCTGCCAGCGGGGAGCTGCCGTGTTCTTGATCATGTATCGTTTGCCCGTACCAATGAGGCGGTAGATATCATACCAGGCATCGAGGAAGATGCTGTAATAATAGGGTATGGGGTAAATCTGGTGGCCCACTGTCGGCACGCGGCACACCACGGCAAAGTGGCGGTCGGCTGTACCGGCCGTGCGCTTACCCGTCTCGGGGTCTGGCTCACGGCCCAGGCGCACCATCAGGTCGCCCAGCGGGTCCACTTCGTCGAGCAGGGGCAGCACACGGGCCTTCTTCGGGTTTGCCTTGCGCCAGTTGGCTATGATGACATACTCCGAGCTTCCCTTTTTGTTGCGGGGCGAGAAGCGGCAGTGACAGGCATCCTCATGGCGCAGTTGCACAATCTTGCTGCCGTCACGCGAAAGCGAGATCTGCAGCACCGAGAAGAAGTAGTACTTCATGTCGGTGGCCTGCTCCCAGAACTGGAGGTGCAGCGCGTTTCTGAGGCAGAACTGCCGTATCTCCGGGTCGGTGGCCCGTTGCTCGGTACCACGGTTAAAGAACTGCAGCCCTTGACCGTAGCTCACCAGCGAGTTGAACTGCTGGCACTGTGAGGTCACCATGTTCTTGCCGATGAGCGTCTGCACGTGGTAGGGCAGCATATTGTCGCCACCCCATGGCACATATTCGTACTGCCGGCCGCCGATGCCGATGGTCTGCACGATGTCATCGTCCTCTGCATCGGCAAAGCCGCTGTCGGAGTCACCGCCATAGCGGGTGATGAACTCCGACTGCACACCCTCCAGCGCGTCGACCACCGTCGAAGGCATCATCTCATATACGTCATAGTCACCGTTGGTACCAACGCGCAACAGGTCTTTCTTTTCTTCCATATCTCTACAGGTATATTGATAATCCGTTAATTTCATGAATCAGGATGTCGGGCACCGTGCGGATCTGGTTGTTTGCCGGGTTGATGACGCGGTGCCAGCCGCCCTTCCAGTTGCTGCTCGATACGAGCCATCCCCGGTACTCGATGACATTGCCCGTCTGCAGTTCCCACACCTTCAGGTTCACGGTCTGCTTCCGTTCCCTGGCCAAGTCCATTATCTGCATGGCCTCGTTGATATGTATTGCTTTTTTGTTTTCCATCAGTTGAAAGTGTTGTCAAAAGTATTGTCGAAGATGCGCCCTGCTCTCCGCAGATCCACCACATTATGGTTGCTCTGGGCGTACTGGTAGGTGAAGGTGAAGCGGGGAATCTCGGCATCGTCGTTAGAATATTCACTCTTGGAGTCGGTGATAAGAATCTCCTTGCCGGGTGTGATCATGCCGTCATAAAGGTTGGCCACGCGCACGTACTTCGAACGGAATAGGTCATCGAGCCAGTTGGCCATGGGCATGGTCAGCGGGCCTGTGTCGGCATGGAAAGCACGAGTTTCTACAATGCGGTAGTTGCGCTGAATACGGCCAATGTAAGAGGATAAGCGCTTATATGTAGGGGCGACTTTGTGCAGGCCGGTGCAGTAGAACACCTCTTCCATACCGAAGCTGTTTTCGAAGATCAGTATGGGGGCGCAGTCGGGAGCGGAAAGATCCAGCTCGTACTCCTGCGTTCGGCTGCCCACGCTGATGGTGTAGCCGATGAGCGTTTTTCCAGTCGTCATGAAATTCGATGGCGACACGTCGTATTCTGTGAAGTGAGTTTTCTCCAGCCACGTTTCGACACTGAACGTCGCATTGCTGCCGTCGCTGTAGATGGCGGTGCACGTGGCCGTCTCACCGGTACCCTGCACGGGCAGTAACTCCAATCTTCCTAGGGCGGTGAGTTTCCGTCCCTGAAGGATGCTGAGGAAGTGGTTCTGCAGATAGTGCTCGGCCGTTTCCTCGCCGAAGTCGGCATGACAGCACACCACCGTGGCGTGCTGGCCGTTCACCTCCAGTTCCACCGTCTGTCGTGCGTCGCAGTAGGGCTCCACCAGATCTCGCAGGTCTTCCAGTACGATGCCGTTGTCTCCCGGCCACATCTGTTCGCTGAAGACGGTTTCGCCGTCGATGCTCACCTCCACCAGTGTCTTGCCGGTGGCACTGATCTGCAGATCAGGCAGCATGGAACTGAACTCTATGCTGCGCAATCCTCGTATGTTGTCATTGTTGCTATGATCCATTGCGTCTTTTTTCATACAAAGGTAAATAAGAATAAAGGGAAGTAAAAATACAGAGGGCGGCGCATCATCACGACGCACCGCCCTCACGGGAAAATGTAAAAAAATGTGTTCTCTTTCGTTTTATGCCTGCCTCCAGATGGCCCACGTGACGGTGCCGTCCTGTTCGTTGGTAGGCTGGTAGTCATGTTCCAACATGTAGCCGGCAATCTCGCCAGTGGTCACGCTGTACATCGGTTCCAGTTCGTCCTGGATCTGCTGCGTGGTTTTGTTCTCCTGGATGTAGCCAACCTTGGGCAGACAGTCGCGGAACATGAAATAGCTGTCGAGCAGCTTCTGTACGAAAGAAGCTTCCTTGCTTCCTTCCTTGTTGCTAACTTCTATCCGTGTCATATCACATCATGTTTAGTCGTTTACTGATACCACGAACGCGGAGCTCATGGCGGTAATTAGTCGCATCCTGCATGTCGGCCAGACGGCGGTAGGCCCGCTGGTGGTGCAGCAGCTCTGCCGGAGTCCGTGCCTGGCTCATCTGGTCGCACACGGCCACCATCTCAGCTGTCTGCTCACGGAACTGCCGCAGATGGAGGCTATCATCCTGCAGCAAGGTTAGTAGGGTAATCATAGCGCACCTCCTATTCCTATTAAGATGAGTACTGCGGCGAGCGCAAGGTGAGCCTTCACCACGTCGCCATGAGTGAACACTTCGCCCTTGTCTGTGGCACAGAGGGCCGTAAACGATTTGCTGGTGGCACCCCACCACACTTTCAAGTTCTCTACAGCACTTTCCACTCTGGAAAGAACTGAGGGCTGAACCTGCCCAAGCTGAATTGTCTGTTGCATATTGCACTGTTTTGAAACCTACCAGCGTACCCCACTGGCGAGGAGACAGAGAAACGGCTGCACTTCCCGTTGGTTTCAAAACAGTGACTCACCCGAAGGGCAGTAAAGTTTTACGAGAAGGCAGCCGCTATACGGGATAAATCCCTCAGTAAGGCATTGCCTTTTGACCATAAGAAAGGCCCAATACTATGTACTGAGCGCGTGACGTGAGATCGGA